AGTTAAGCCAGCTAGCTAATGCTTGGTATTGTAATTCTTTCTTATCGTGCATAAAAAATTATTCTCCAGAAATTGTTGGCGATTATATCACAAACAGTAGTTCTAATGTATGCTATCACTCAAACTTTCTATTTCAATTGAGCCATCCATAATCATCTTACATATAGATAGGTCTACATTTTCATCATTAGGTAATAACTTAGGGTCTAAGTCATTTGCTAAATTAGCAATAATTGACAAAGCAGCTACATACCTTAATTTAATATTAGATGTATCTTGAGCAAACTCCCAGACATCATCATATTCTTGTTGGTCTAAATCTTCAATATCCTGCCACATCATCTATTGGACTCCAATCATCTTCTAATTCTATTGTATGTGCAAAGTCTGCCACGCTTACTTGGTCAATATACGCAAGACTATCGAGCAAGTCGTCATGTGCAAGTTTGTTTGGAAAGTCTAACATCTGGTTTTTAAAATACTTCCAGTCTTTATCTTCATTAAATGTTATCTGACCATGTTCCATTCTACCTTGCAATGACCATGTTATTCTATCTAGTTTCTTTTTGCCACCATGTCGGCACTCTATAATAGATATAAACTGGTTTTCTGTTCTCATTTCATCTTGCAGGTATGGTAATATAGCATTACGCAATGCACCTGTTTCAATACCTACCGAAGTAGATTCTACCTTCATCGCAGATGAAAGAATTTTTTTGGCGGTTTCTTTAATGTTCCACCGACCATGTAGTATATCCTTAACCCACCACTTATCACGGTCAATCTTTACTATCGCTATAGCGGTTTCATCTAACCTAGAACGCTTTAAGTTTCTTTCTTTTTCACTATCTTCGTAACCTGCTGGGTCAACAGCTATAACATAACTACCTTCTTCTGGTTCTTCTGACTCTTTAAACCATTCTTCTTTAAAGATACCACCACTAAAGGTTTCAAATGACGCTTCAAACTCTTGTCTAAACGACATTGAGGACATTGACTTACTTGCAGCAGCAATCTCTTTTTCAGATAAAAAAGGATTATCTATAGAGGTAAACTGAAAACAATCCCAATCCTCGTCATCCTGTGCGTCTTGGTACAAATCAAAGAAGTGATTTTTTCCTGCGGGCGTACCAATAAAGAGTGCCCGACCCTCCACGTCAGCCAAAGTCGGTCTTATTATCTGTTCCCATACCACAGGCTTCATCGAAGCGTATTCGTCCAAAACAACGTATGCTAGTCCAACGCCACGCAATGTTTCTGGTCTATCACTTCCTTTAAGGTATATCTTCCTACCATTAATAAGTGTAAGAACCGCAGTATTCTCGTAGGCTTGTAATATTAAATCTCTACCTAACTCTTTTAGCATTGCCCACATAATATCTTTGGCTTGCTGGAATGTAGGGGCTATATAGAATACATCTTTAGAATCAGACTGGATTGCGTTGATTAATAATAACCAAGCAGAAAGGTAGGACTTTCCAAAGCGTCTACCCGCAGCAACAATCTTAAATCGTTTATCCGACTTAAATATTTCTAATTGAGCAGGGTGTAAATTAATATCTAATTCAGCCATCAAACTTCTCAGTCATTGGTGATGAATCTATATTAACGATTACTTCATCGTCTGATTTCTCTTCGGGTTCTATAAGTTCGCCCTCTGGAGTCATATCAATTTTTTGTTGTATGCTATCCAGAGAGGAAACATTAATGATGACTTGTGCATCTGCTTTAGTTCGACTAGAGTCAACCGCCTTGTGTACAGGTAATATCCTATCAAGGCACATTTTTAAGCAATGTACATCGCCTTCCATAGCTTTATCTATTACCGCTTGGACTATCTCGGGAGATTTATTTGACATTAATTCCCTAGCCAAAGCAGTAAACTTGTTGACAGAACCTTTAGGTCTACCTACTTCGTTCAATGGTTTCATGCCCTTGTGGAAGTTAGGGTTACCGCGTTTCTTCTTTGTTTCTGCCATTAGGCTCAGAGTAGAGTTATCTTGCAAGTATTATAGCACAGCTTGTGTTCTTTTTTCATATTTCGTTTTTTGTGCGTTGGAGGTAATATATTAGTATGTACGGTAGCATGAGCCTCCCCCCACACTAGTCTTGGGCTGAGATATCTAAGGCAGTGCTCTTGACCTTTTCCTTTAACTAAGCCTGTTCTTTGGCTACAAGGCTCTTGCTCTGCTTTTGACTTGCGAGGACTGGCAATAAGGCTGGTAATAACTGGAGTCCAAGAGAAACTCATGTTATTCTAGGCTTATGCTAGGCCGAGTTGAGCCGACTCTTAGGCGAATCCTTCATGCTCTTGCGAAACTTAGCGACATCGGAGCATAGTTGAGCACATTTCTGAGAGTAAGATGTAAGAGAGAAGGGTGCACAATATTTGCAGGAATAAAAAGATTATCTACCACGAGTAAAAGATATAAAAGAAATATTAAAGATATAATTTTATGGCTGGTAGTTTGTGCTTAATTACTAAGCGTATATTGTAGCTGATGGAATAGTTAAATAGAAACTCATTTATCCCTACTAGTCCAGATTAGATAAAAACAGTAGGGTACTGGTTCTATAGAAACTCTATATACCATTGAAAAAAAGAGGATAATTTCTATATGGACTTAAGGAAAACCATATAAAAAAACCTAATAAAACGGAGTAAGAAAATGACAAACAAAATAAAATTACAAATACATAAAATTGGCAGATACGAAATGAACACAGCTATAAATATTTGGTTTCTTTTACATCACAATAAAAAAATAGTTGACGTTACTGAAACTACAGTTGAAGGAAAAATGTTTATTGAAATAGAATTTCATGTCGACCATTTCGAACAGGTTGCACAAATTATAAATTCTTTAATAGAATTAAATCTAGTAAATACAGAAGAAAATTAATTTTAACGGGGGAGAAATCCCCCAACACAAACGGAGAAATAAAAATGATTACAAGAGTATGCAGAGATGATTTTGAAAGAGCGTTCAAAGGCTCACAATATGAAAATAATTTTAGCGGTCTTGGTCTAATGGTTTTATTTGACTACTTAGAATTAAGAGAGGAGCAACAAGGCGATGATTTTATTTTTGAAACTTGGTCAGTTACTGAGGACTTTAAAGAGTACGAAAGTTTTACAGATTTTTTTGCACAGCATGGCGAGTATACAAAATACCAAAACATTGACGAGTTAGCAGACAAATATAATGTTTTAAAAATTAAAGATTGGCAAGACAATGGAGAAGGTTTCATTATTGAATTGTTCAACGAGTAACTCCGTAATAAAATATATATTTTCCCCCTCTGAAAATGAGGGGTTTTTTTTGTCTATCGATTTTCGCACTAGCTCTTTCATTGTCGATTAGCTTTGCTCTTAGTGAGCCGTCATAGGCGAAACCTTACTGCTCTTGATTTGCTTTACTAAAACTGAGCCGTCATAGGCGAAACCTTTACGATTTCCAAAAAAAAAATTTGCCCTTCGGGCTAAGTAAGGACTCGCTTATCGCTCGGCTATGATAGAGCAAGAGCAAATCAAAAGCACATCAAGAACAAGAGCCATCGGCCAGAGTGAAAAGCTAAGAGCGAAAAAATACCCGACTGTTTTTGTCGGGTACTCAGTAAGATTATTTATAGTACACCATTATCAATGCACTCTTTGAATTGGTCATAAACTTTTTGCTTGTTACCTTTGAAACCAAATTGAGATTTGATTCTTGCGTAACAACTTCTTCCTCTAGTAAGTTGAAAACCATTTGAAGTTATTTCAACTTTCAAACCCATTAATAAAGTTCTATTTCTAAAATCATTTATTTGTTCTGGTGTGTCTAAAATTATACTCATTATTTTTTCCCCTTTAAATTCATAATTTGAAATATTATATAATCTCTTTCTTGCTTACTTAATATGCCACCTTTATAATTAGTTTTGATGTTATGTTTTTTCATTAGTTCTTTTATGCTTGTTGGTATATTATTTATTTGTTTCATTTCTTACTCCGTAGTTAAAAGGTTTCTTACTTTGTATCTAGTACAAAGTATACCATAGTATATAAATCTTATGTACTTATATACAAAAATAATTCAAT